TAAATATAACTGTTATAATATTGCACAGTGCAGTGTTATATCTAGGCACATTTATTAAGGCAATTTTATTAAGGAGAAACATATTATGGCAACATCATTGGCTGAAATTAGAGCAAAACTACAAGCGCAAGACACACGCAGTGCAGGCGGAGGAAGATCACCGGGCGACAACGCCATTTATCCGCATTGGAACATATCAGAAGGTTCCAGCACTAGAATTAGATTCCTACCAGACGGCAACACAAACAACGACTTCTTTTGGGCAGAACGTTTGATGATCAGACTTCCATTTGCTGGAGTTAAAGGTCAAGCAGACAGCAAGCCTGTTATTGTACAGGTACCCTGTGTGGAAATGTACAAAGAAGCATGCCCAATCCTAGCAGAAGTACGTGGATGGTTTAAAGACGCAAGTTTGGAAGACATGGGTCGTAAGTACTGGAAGAAGAAAAGTTACTTGTTCCAAGGCTTTGTAAGGGAAAATGCACTACCTGATGACAAAGCACCAGACAATCCTATTCGTAGATTTGTTATTAGCCCACAGATCTTTAACTTGATCAAAGCGGCACTAATGGATCCAGAATTGGAGAACCTCCCAACTGACGTTACTGCAGGACTAGATTTTACAGTTTCTAAAACCAGCAAGGGTGGCTATGCAGATTATAGCACCAGCAAGTGGAGTAGACGTGAGTCAGCATTAACAGCAGACGAGCAAGCGGCTATTGACACAAACGGTTTGTTTAATCTTAGTGACTTCTTGCCAAAACAACCTGGCGAAGTTGAACTTAAAGTAATTAAAGAAATGTTTGAAGCCAGTGTAGATGGTGAAGCATATGATGCAGAACGCTGGGGGCAGTATTACAGACCACCAGGCATGATGGTAACAAATGCGGCACCAGCAACCAAGAGCGAAGAATCATCACCTTCTGTAGCACAACCTGCACCAGTTAACGCAGTGTCTGCTACACCCGCTCCTGTTGCTGAAGCCACACCCGCTCCTGTTGCTGAAACTGTAACAGCAGAAGCACCTGCTAGTGATTCAAGCAAACGTGCTGAAGACATACTAGCAATGATTAGAAATCGCAGTAAGTAACATTATTATAGTACTTGTGTTAAATATGTTGGGGTTACCTTTTGCCCCAACATATTACCTTTTATAGCATATGAATCCAATTAAATCTATCACATTCGGGCTTGATCCTTCAGCACCTCCTGCTTTTCTTCTTGACTGGGAATTGACCAAAAAGTGTAATCTGGATTGTTCCTATTGCGCCATTGGTGAATTTGGTGGCCATGACAACAGTACACAACATCCACCAATTGAAGAGTGTGTGAAGTCTATAGATTTCATGTACGAGTATGTAGACCTATACATGCAGTATAGGAAAGAAAGTAACAGAAAAGTTGTATTAAATGTATACGGTGGCGAAAGTTTGGTACACCCACAGATATTAGAAATTCTACAACAAGTAAAAGACAAACAGCAAAAGTATAAACACAGGTGGGAACTTACAATAACTTGTACAACAAACGGTATTGTTGGAACAAGGATGTGGAGCAAAATTATTCCATACATAGACGAGTTCATTGTGAGTTATCATCCAGAGAATATACCAAAGCAAAAAGAGCAGTACAAGAAAAATATACTTCAACTTAAAAAAATAAACAAACGTTTCAAGTGTGTTATGCTGATGCACAATGACAAGGAAATGTTCGATGATGTTGAACGTATGGTACAGTACTGCAAAGACAATCAGTTGCCTTTCTTCCTTAAACGATTAGACAACACAGAAGAACAATGGGCATATACTGGCAAACAATTTCAAAAAATACAAGCAAATTTTGGAGACAACGAAGTTGAAGAACCAGACGAAAAAGTTCTCAGTATAAGCAAAGGCAGAGCCTGTTGTGGCGGCCGAAAGATGTGCGTAAATGGAAATTATAAGGAAAACTTGTTGTATATAAACAAGCAAGGGTTCAAAGATTGGCATTGTAGTGTAAATTGGTATTTTCTATTCCTTAGACAGTACAACGGTAAGGTATATTCCAGCACAAAAGATTGTTTAACAAATGTTACAACCAATCGGGTTGAGCCATTGGGTAACATTGACAATTACCAAGTGATGCTGGATACACTTAGAACACAATTAGAAACAAAATCCATGCCGGTTATTAAATGTGTAAAGAGCATTTGTGTTTGTGGATATTGCGCACCCAAAGCAGAGTCACGTGTTGAACTAACTGGGTTGTTAAAACATAAGATACAAGTTAGCGTATTAAAAGATGCTGAATCAAATTGATACTATACTATTTCCAGATACCTGTGAGGTATTGGAAGTTGCGCCGCAAAGGTTTGTCTACCCAATACACAAGAATGGATCGACCAGTTTGCACAATTCCGGATTTAGATCTTTGTCGTTGGATGAAATACAGCAACTTGACGTAATCGAAGTACTGGTACGCAACCCCACAGAACGCTACATAAGTGGCGTAAGCAAGTTTATCGAAGACACCGAATTAGATGACTACACAGTTTTGCATTTTGTTGAAAATTATTTGTTTTTAAACAATCATTATGCTCCACAGTTGTATTGGCTACTAAACTTACAGCGTTTTACCAACGCTAAAATGTTATTGAGTCCAATGAGTCAGTTGGCTACAATAACCAAATTGCATGACAATACCAGTGATAAGAATAATTTGGTAAGTACAAACGACAAGGTTGAATTTTACTTGCAGTTAGATCAGGTTCTAATAGGGGAACTGTTAGGACGTACAGTAACATTCAAACAAGTAGTACAGACAGTAAAACATCGTTATCCAGAAGTATACAAAGAAGTTATACAGAGATCAATAGATTTATGCAATGTCCTCGTTTAGATCATTTTGTAAGATTTAATCCAGCTGGAACTGTGAGCCGGTGCGGCCATATGATTACGCCCCCGCAATTTCAGTCGCTGGAACAAATGGAGCAGAGTAAATGGTTGTCTGTGGTGCGTGGACAAGAACAACCCCCGGAGTGTAAACGATGCTTTGATACTGAGAAAGTTAACGGTAAAAGCATCAGACAAAATGCTATAGAATTTGATAAACAACAAACCAGACATGATTATCTCACAGTAGGTGGTATACTGGACAATGTATGCAACAGTGCATGCTTTAGTTGTGATGCATCCTACAGCACAAAGATTGGCAGTTTAACTAATAAAATATACCCAGTGGTGAACAACAGCAATGCATATTGGAAATTGCCGCTTGAACGTGTTGTACATTTGGACATAAACGGTGGGGAACCAAGTGCAAGCAAAAACTACAAACACATACTACAAAACTTACCACCAAATCTAAAATCGCTACGTCTTAATACCAATGGCAGTTTGATCATCGAAGAATTAGAAGATATAGTAGCAAATGGTGTGGACGTAACAGTAACAGTAAGTCTAGATGGTATAGGCGATGTACATGATTATGTACGCTGGCCAATCAAATGGGATAAGTTTTATAGTAACCTAATGATATACCAGACCATGAACGTTAAACTTAACACGTGGACAACACTCAGCGCACTGAATATCAGAGATTTCAAGAACATAATCAAGTTTGTGAAGCAAAATAAATTAGATCACAGTTATGCATTTTTAGAAAATCCAACTGTACTAAATGTTAAGTATAGAAATAAGTTTACCAGTGCATGCGCAGGATTATTTGATTTGGTAGCAACCGACAGGAATAACGATTTTGAATTAGAATATTTTTTAAATCAACAAAATGAAGCCAGGGGAATCAATGAAGCCTTTCGCTGAGATACAAGTAGATGTTACAGATATTGCAAATCAAATAATGGATTATATATCTGCAGATGACAGCATTAGCCTGTATACAGGTGGACCGTGGAAGTTTTTAGATAAACGTAGTTTGTTGCTTGGATGTCCTGCACTGCTTGATTTTTTTAAACAGCACAAGTTGCTGGTGAAGGATAGCGCAATAACATTCATAACTGATACCAATGACTTGCCGATGCATGTAGACGAAAAGCCTGTAATAGCAAAAATGAACTTTCCTGTGTTAAACACGCAAGGGTGGACAAACAAATGGTTTACAGTGGACAATTTAGAAAACTATCCAAAAGTAAAAAATCAATTTGACAGCGAAGTATATGATCTATCCACTGCTACAGGCGAAACATTAGCAGAGTACAAGGACATGCCTTACCCTATTGTGTTTAACAGTAGTATTCCGCACAGTGTTGAACAATATGATCACAATGCAAAGGCACCTAGAATTATAGCAAGTTTTACATTTCACAAGGAACCAATTGAATGGCTCGAATAGCAATAACAGGACACAGTGCTGGCATTGGACAAGCCTTCGCAAAAATCTATACAAAACAAGGACATGAAGTTGTAGGACTAAGCAGACGCAACGGATACAACATACGTAACCTGCCCAAGTGTCTATCCAAGATAGAGCCTTGTGACTTGTTTATTAATAATGCACAAGTTGGGTTCGCACAAACAGAACTGCTGTTTGCTGTACATCAAGCATGGCAAGGCACTGTTGGAAAACGAATCATAAACATTGGCACCATAATGGCATCAATGCCCAACAGTTGTTTACCGGGTCTGGGCATGTTGCACTATCATGTACAAAAAACAACACTAGACGAAGCAATACGCCAGTTGCGAGGACTACAACAAGCCTGGCCAAAACTGTGTTTGGTCAAACCAGGAAAAGTAGATACACAGGGCGAAGGCGGTGTGCCAGTGGACGCATGGGCAAAACGAATAGTAGAAACACTTGATACATACCCATACATGGAAGTAGAAGAACTAAGCATCGGAGAGCATACGCAATGAATCCTAAGGATTATTTGACTAATCGTAGTTTTTGTCCTGTGCCGTGGACTGGATTAATGTATAATTTTGATGGCAATGTTAANACCTGCATTCGCAGTAGTGAACCAATTGGAAATATCAGTGAAACACCAATTGAGCAAATACTAAACAACAGCAAGAATAAAGATACACGGCAACGCATGTTAGACGGCCAACCAGGACAACGCTGTGATCCTTGCTATGAGTTAGAAGGAAAAGAAAACAAGTTTGATATAATAAGTGATAGAGTATTTTACTTGCGTGAACTTAAAAACACTCCAATGACCACGTATGACAGTGTAGATAACTTTGACCTACAAACTATAGATGTACGCTGGAGTAACTTGTGCAACTTTAGTTGTGTGTACTGTAGCAGTGATTTTAGTAGCCAATGGGCAAACGAACTTGGTCTGCCTATCAAAACTCCCAGCAAACAGCAACGTGCCGAGTTCAAAGAATATATTTTTAATAGATTGGATACACTGAAACATGTGTACATGGCCGGTGGGGAACCGTTGCTAATGAAGGAAAACGAAGAGTTATTGGAACAATTGCTAATACGTAATCCCGATGTGAACTTGCGTATCAATACAAATTTGAGTCACACAGAAACCAAGGTGTTTGATTTGGTATGCAAGTTTAAAAATGTTCATTGGATTGTAAGTGCAGAAACAATGGGAGATGAGTTCAACTATATAAGACATGGCGGGGATTGGGCTACATTTTGTTACAACCTCAGACTAATTAAAGATTTAGGGCATAAGTTAACATTTAACATGCTATATTTTGTATTGAATGCTTTTAGTGTGTTTGAATTCATTGACAAGTTTACCAAAAATTGGAACTTCCATCCCAACTCATTTGTTCTGGGACCACTATTACGTCCAGAATACCTAAACATTAGACATTTGCCGGATAAGATGCTACAATTAGTAAAACAAGAGTTAGAATCACGTATTAATGAAAATCCTGGATTCTTACTTGAAAATGGGTACCGTAATTTGCTAAGTTACATACAACAGCCCATAGAGAAGAATTTAAAAGAAACATTTAAGCAGTTGGAAATAATGGATACCAGACGTGGTGTCGACAGTAGTAAAATATTCATAGATCTATATAAGGAAAAATAAACATGCCAAAACCATTTGATGTAAGTAAATTTCGTAAAGGACTAACCAAGAGTATTGACGGTATTAGTTTTGGATTCAACGATCCAACAGACTGGATCAGCACAGGCAACTATGCACTGAACTATCTGATCAGTGGAGACTTTAACAAAGGTGTTCCGTTGGGCAAGGTAACTGTGTTTGCTGGGGAATCAGGCGCAGGCAAGAGTTATATCTGTTCGGGTAATATTATAAAATCAGCACAGGAACAAGGTATTTTTGTTGTACTGATTGATAGCGAAAATGCACTTGATGAAAATTGGCTCAAAGCATTGCAGGTGGACACAGGCGAGGATAAACTGTTAAAACTTAACATGGCTATGATTGATGATGTTGCTAAAACTGTTAGTGACTTTATGATACATTACAAAACACTAGCAGAAGAAGATCGTCCTAAGGTGTTGTTTGTTATTGATAGCCTGGGCATGTTGTTAACCCCCACAGACGTAGCACAGTTCGAAAAAGGTGAGATGAAAGGTGATTTAGGTCGTAAGCCCAAGGCACTAACAGCACTTGTGCGCAACACTGTTAACATGATTGGTTCGCTTAACGTAGGACTTGTGGCAACTAACCACACATATGCAAGTCAAGACATGTTTGATCCTGACGACAAGATATCAGGAGGACAAGGCTTTATCTATGCAAGCAGTATCGTTGTTGCAATGAAGAAGATGAAACTGAAAGAGGATGCAGAAGGTAATAAGATATCAGAAGTAAAAGGTATTAGAGCTGGATGTAAGATAATGAAGACTCGATACGCAAAACCTTTTGAAGGTATACAGGTTAAAATCCCATATGAAACAGGAATGAACCCTTACTCAGGATTGGTTGACCTGTGCGAAAAGAAAGACTTGTTGATAAAAGAAGGTAATAGACTTAAATACACAACATCAACAGGTGACGAAATTAAACAATTTCGTAAGGAGTGGGAACGCAATGAAGGTGGATGTTTAGATACAATCATGAATGATTGGGGGCTAAAAGCTGAAGCAACCCCTGACGTTGAGTTGGACTCTGATGTTGAAGAAAATTTAGGAGAAGAGAACTATGTCGATTGATGTAGACGTTTTAGTTGAAGCATACACTATACTGAAACAGTATATTCCAGCAAAGGAACGCCAGGAAGCCGCAGATAATCTAGCAGGCATGTTAAATGACGCTATAAGCGAAAAAGAGTTTAAGGAGTTTGGCATGGTTGATAATTATGCACACAGAGCTGTGGGTCAGCATATGATTGATGAAGATTATCAGGACTACGGCGATTACGAAGAATAATGTGGTACAATAAAGTTGTCCAGAATGTAGCCAATATACCAAACTTTATTGACTACTATGTAAAAGAACTCGACGAGGCAAAGAAGGATACTTTCATCAATGGCAGCCTTGAACGTTCTGCGGCAGACTTACCTGGTATAACAGAGCACCGTTTTAATCAGTTACAGGAGATTGAAGCAGTATTGAATTTTCTAAATATTGAACTACGTAAACTGCGTCGAAAATACTTTCAGAAATATCTTGAAGGATATCAAAGAGCTTTGAGTAGCCGTGACGCTGAAAAGTATGTGGATGGCGAAGACGAAGTTATTGGGTTTGAAACGCTAATCAACGAAGTAGCACTATTGCGTAATAAATGGTTAGGGCTGATGAAAGGCCTTGAGAGCAAAAACTTCATGTTAGGTCATGTGGTTAGGTTGCGCACAGCAGGAATGGAAGATATAGTTTTATGATAACATTTAAGAATGAATTTGAATCACACGAACACAGTTTACAAACACTGGATCAACTATACGAGTATGATAGTTTCTTGGATAGTCTTACTACCATAGCAGACTTTGGATGCGGCACAGGAAGAGATGTGCAGTGGTGGGCAAACCTAATGACACGTGATGACCCGCCAAGACCACGCAACTACAAAGTTTATGCTTGCGACCATGCTGTTGATAAGTTGTTAGATGATGAAGTACGTGAATATGCAAATGTACATCCAGCAAACATTGACCTGGACTCAGACGATCCGCCTCTGAGTGTTGAAGTAGACTTTATATGGAGTCACAACACATTCCAATACATGACCAACCCTATGCGCACTTTGAGTGCTTGGAGCAGACAGTTGGTTGAAAATGGTATGTTGATGATGGTATTCCCGCAGTCAACTTATACAAAATATGGGCATGAAGAAGTAGTATACAGTACATCCCAACTGTACTACAATCACAATCTAATACACATGGTTTACATGTTAGCAGTAAATGGTTTTGATTGTGGTGATGCCTACTTGAAAAAAGAATTAGACGATCCGTGGATACATGTAGCAGTGTACAAGTCACATGAGCCCATGAATCCAAAAACAACAACTTGGTTTGATCTTGCTGACAAGGGTTTGATAAACAAAACTTTTGTAGAATGCTTGAACAAGTATGGGTATATCAGACAGGACAAGATACTAACACAATGGATTGACAAAGGTCTGTATTTTAATAACGAACGATGAACAAAGTTGTATTGGTTNCNGGCGGCTTCGATCCGCTACACTCAGGACATATTGCTTACTTTCGTGCCGCTA